GTCGGGGGTGTTTTAGCGCTCTCAAAAAACCTACCCCCCTTACTACTATTACACGGAGAACACAGAGTTTGTAAATTATCCATGCTATCGGAGCCCCCAAGATTTCTCGGCAAAATGTGATCAACTGAGAGCATCTCTTCTGTACCGCATCGTTGACAACATTGGTCTCTGTCTATAACTCTCTGTCTTATCTTACGCCATTGAGTAGTTGAACCATTGCTTCTAAGGCTACTCATAGGAGCACCAGTCTAGTACCAACCCTTGCGTTGATGATGCTTCCATGCCTTACACGCATCACCTGAATATCTGTGATTTATATATTTCCAGCCAAGGTCTATCTGCTCATATGGATCAATAGTCTTTAACCCTAATATCTGTGGAATACCAAATGCAGTTGAATGAGGATTATCAGCTAAGTGATTCCATGCTGACTCTTTACCCCAAAGTATTGCTAAGCATTTCCATTGAGTCTTATTGGGAGTGAACTCTTTTGCGTATTGTTTAACGCTTTTGATTGGCATTATTTGAGCCGCAGGTGCTACTGCCATAGGCATAGACATAGCTATCCCAATAGCGGCGGCTACCAGGCAAGCTGCGCCTTTCAGGCTTGCCCTGAGCCCCTGATGGGCTCTAGCCGTAGAGCGTACCGTATATGGGAAGCATGTTTTTGATGATTTGATATAAAAGTCCTGCTCAGAGCCTTTATTATTGAATCCTTGCGTTGGGCGTGTCATAGTGATTCCAATACATTTTTGATTTCTTCACCTAAGTCATAAGGAATCATTGAACGCTTTTTAGCACCATGTTTTCCGCCTCCACCCATGCCTTGAGTGCCTGTATCTGATCCTCTTTTGGCTGAGTTATGGCATGACATTCCAGGCTTACACATAGATCGAGAAACCCAATTAGGGACCACTCCCCACAGGTCAGTTGGCTTTTGATTATCAGCTCCATAGGCGCAATAAGTAATTGTCCTTCTAGGCAATCCCTGAACAACAGATTGTTTGCGAAGCATGCCTCTAGGATTCTCCATAAGCCATCCCAAGCGAGGCTTTAAGTCCTTTATGAGCTGAACAGTATGTTCAACCACTTTAAGCCCATGAAGAGTCTTTTCATTCTTTGGTTTAGCAACCCCATCCTCATAGGTCCAATAATGACGAATTGAAGCAACGCTGAATGTTGTGCAAGGAGGAGATGCCCAAACAAAGTCAGGTTGACCGTATTTGGCAATTAAAGCTTCAGCTTGAAGAGTTAAAACATCGACATTCTCTGTTGCTGTGAAATGGTCATCAAGCTCAAAGCTGATAACCGTATGACCAGCATCTTCAAAGGCTTTAGTTGATGATCCGGTTCCTGAAAAGAAATCGAATATCAGTAAAGGCTTATCGATCTGTGCTGTAGAAACCGCTTCCTTTGAAGTGGACGGCAGGTGCTGAGTAGGTCTTACGCATCTCTCCTGCGCAGACTGGACATCTAAGGGTGTGTGGCTCATTTATCTTGAACTCCTTCTCGAAGCGAAGATTGGCCTCGCAATCACATTCAAACTCGTAGATTGGCATTAGGCTTCTTCATTCTCTTTCTGACAGGTGCGGCATGGAACATCTTTAAAGCTCCACGCTCCGCATTGTGAGCATCGTTCAGGCTCTAATTCTCTCAGTTCTTTCTGCAAATTGCCATAACCGGCACTTAGCAAAAGATTAACCAAGTCACCAAGGCGCATGAAAGCCAAATACTGTGAAGCATCTTCTCCTTGGCCATTCATACGCGCTACCACGATGGGCAAGTCCCCACCTACATCACCGCGTTTGGTAACTTGGTCAATCCATGCTTTTGGCTGAAAGGCTGATCTCGCTTTTATTTCGATGTCGAACGGGACACCGGTTACATCTTTGCCAGACCTTCCAGCACCATTCGCTACTGCGTGTGGCCACCAGCGCGAAAGATAGGTCGCAACCACCTTCTCGGTTCTATAACCTCGATGCTTACGACTTTGACTCATGTTATGCCTTACCTGCCGAATTGATTGTGTGGCACTTAGGGCATGTCCATTCATTGTGAACCATGCGTTCTTTGATTTCTTTGATACTTGGTCTTTCATTGCACATTTGGCAGATGATACGGAAACCAAGCTCTTCTAAGTCATCAGCTGACCTTTTAGCAGCTTCTAAATCCTCATCAGTAGGGAATTGCTCCCACTCGTTATCGAGGTTCTTGAAATATAGTTTTCCCATTACCACTTCACCTGTGGCTTCCATGAACCATCATCGGAAATCATGTACCAAATCGGATCACAGAAAGCTTCTGCTCCTGGACCGGCTGGACCTTGTTTAACGCAACGGAATTGACCCCAAGGCTTTTTGTTCTTTTGGCTTACTCCATGCTTCCAGACCATCTCGCCATGCTTACAGCTTGGGATATCTTCCTGAGTCTTGCCACCTAGAACATCCTTTACCAACTGAACAGCATCTCCAGCAGGTGCAGAAGGCTCAACAGCTTTAATCGTCCAAGGATCATCTTCAACTGGAACTGTTATGCGGTCTGCAAGTTTGGCAGCAAAAGGCTTTGGCTCGTTAGCCTTTACCTTAGTCATCTCTTCTCTTGAAGCTCTCTTACCTTTCGTTGCATAGCCAGCATTTGCCAGCGCACGACCAATAGCCGAAGTCTCGCAATTCTCAAGTGCAGAAGTAGCATTAACCCCACGACCCTGAACCGTTTCTTCTGCAAGGCCTGTTGTCCAAGGTCGAGCATCCGCCTCTGTGCGATAGATAGAAGCTTCAACAATGAATCGGCCAGTCGTGTGTTCGAGAACCTTTGTGTGAATCTGTCCATCTGGATGCTCCTTCCAGAACTTAATTAGTCGCTCTTCGACCGTCTCGTAATCTTCTAAATTAAACATATAGTTCATCCTCTTCCATTGCTAGGCTGGCTCCCAAAGCCAAGTAGGCGATTGCATCTAACCAGGAATCAAGATGGGTTCTTGGGCTCTCCTGGATTCTTGCGAGTTTGAGTTCGACCATGAGAAGTGCAGCTTGGTAATCCTCGACCGGGAAATCAATCGTATTGGTGAACCTGGCTGCCATTCGAGCGAACATGATTTTATGATGACCGTACTGCTGTCCACGATCTGAAATGATGTCTGTTGCCATAAGTAGGATTTCACTAGGCTTCATCGTCCAACCTGCTCGTAGTGCTTTCTCACAGCTTTGCGGCCTTCAAGATAGCCTTTGCGCCTTCCAGCATCATAAGACAACTTGATCCATAGAATTGCAGCGATAGTAATCATTACTGGAAAGTTAAAGTTCTCTTCCATTTCTTGCTCCCGTTCTGTTGAAGTTAGGAGAACCTTATAACGGCAGTTCTACCTCAACGAGTTTGTGTCGATAACGAAACGGTAACGATTCAACCTCATCCACCGAATCATCTATCGTGCGACTGACAGGGTTGGACAGGTCATCGTGACCGCCTCTAGTAGTAAAGCTTGCCATATATGGTGAAAGACCCATCCTTGTTGACTGGCACAGCGATAGGGGTTACAGCCTTGCCGTTGGTCTCGATGATGCCAAAACCCATCTGCCAATTAGCGGCTCCAGCCTTCAAATAAGAGGCTTTCCGCTTGTCCATAAGGTTTCCTACCTCTAGGCCCCAAACGGTCCTGTAATCGCCTCGTATGCCCTCAGAATAGGCACTTACGCCAAGGCGATGGGTATGTCCACAGACTACGCTCTTTCCAAACTTCTTGGCTAAGCCCAAAGCTGTTAAACCGGCGTTCTGATTCATCGAACCTTCGTCCCCATGTACGAGAACCCAGTCCTTAATGAACTCCAGAGGCTTCTTGTGGAACTTGATGTTCATAGAATCAAACTCCATGAACTTTGGATAGTCCAACTCAGGTAAGCCGATTAAGCTTGGCGCTCCTCGAAGGAGTGTGTGGTAGAGCCGGTCTGTGTGATTGGATCGTGTGATGTCCATTGGGATTCCCCAAACAGGGCCAAGTTCCCAAAGAATATCCTGGCAAGTCTTTCTATCAGCATCGAGTTGCCCTTCATATTCTAGATGCGTGGCCTTCGCCCATTTCGATTGGGATTGCATATCAAGCTCATCACCAACCACTAGAACGCGGTCGAACTTCTCTCGTTTAACTAGCTTCTGGAGCGCCTTTACGGCTGCTACCGAATGATACGGAACCTGCAAGTCTGAAACTACCAGGATGCGTTGCTTTGTCATTAGTCCTCATCTTCATCATCTTCATAATAACCACCCTGATAGGGAAGCCAGTTTGGTGATGGCAGAATGGTTGTCGGATAGGTGGCAGGTTCTAACAGAAGCGACATGGCTATATCGTCAGCGAATCCTGCTCGTTTGAGGGAAAGCCAATACTCGTTTAGCCCGATTGTGTACTGGTCGAGCTTTGAGTAAGTGGATAGATCGATGGTTTGTTTTCTAGCCATGATTTAAGTGTGACCTATTCCTCTGTCTTTTTCTTGGATTTCAAGCCATTTGCAGAAACGAGTCCTGTAAGTGTTCCGGTCAGGAATGTGGTCAAAGTAGTAATGAGATCGATGGCAGCTTTATCGTTTGGCGCTTGCTCTCCAAGTGGCTGAGTAATGAATAGAAACGCATAGAGAAGCGAGAAGATAGAGATTGCAAAGACTAAAGCCAGGATGATTCCTATGGCTACGATCAGGCGAGCGTGAAGCTCTTCAGGCGCTAGTCGTTGTCTCATTGAATCCCTCTGGAAACATGTCTTTAGTGCATTGGCTTATAGCATTGCATTGAGGGGGATTGCACTCTGGCTTTTCCCAGTTCTCAAACTCTTGGCATGGGTATCGAACCCAACCTTGGTATCCGCAGCTACTTAGTAGAACGCTCGCAGAGCAGACGATAGATATCATCCACACGCGTTTCAAGACGATTCACCTGGTCTTTGACTGAGTCCCCACCATTGGGTTTGAGTTCGCTCAGGTAATGCTTGACTAGGAATCGAAGCATCGCAGTTACACCAGCCAGAGCCGTCGCGATTGCTGCGACAATAGCAGTCCAGTCTTGAACCGTCATAAGCCAAGCTCATCGGCTAACTTCTTGGCCTCGGCGCGAGTACAGTTGATTTCAAAATGCATATCATCTGCTCGACTTGTATAGGTATATCCCCCACGAAGCCTGTATTTCTTACATAGCGCATCGAGAATGGCGCGCTGCTCTTTGTTAAAGGTGTCTCGCTTTCCAAGCGGATGCTTGGTGGCGTTAAGATCAATCGCCGTCCCAGAGGAGTGGTTAGAAAGATTATCTGTATCTCCCCGTACATTGCGATAGGCATAGCCCCACTCATCGAAAGTTCCCTTGTCGATTGGCTCAACCTGTTCGTGAAACTCTTTCGCAAAAGCAGCCAATATACGGCCAGCGAGAGCATTGCATCGGATTTTACGATCTGTTCCCTCAATCGGGAAAGACTTGATGTTGATTTCAGCCGGGTCTTTAGAAGCCTTCCAGCCATTTTGGCTCTTCTCGGTCATTCTTCATCTGCTGCTTTACTGAAAGTGGAATCAACCTCGGCTTTGGTCAACCGGCCATCCTTGAGGAAGGCTCGGGCCAAATCTTGAAAGACAATAGAGACTGCCAAGATTCCAGCAACGGAAGCCGCTGTGATTGTGTCGATTCCAAATATAGAAGCTCCACCGATTGTCCCCAAAGCATCGAGGATAAAAACGGCAATGATGCGAAGAGCGATATCTTTAAACATTTGGTTCTCCAATGAATGTGTCTGTATCTGAATCATAAGAATCACCAATGCAAGCAAACTTGCCTCTGAAATTGGCGTTATAGGATGTTTGAATCCAAGTACCACCTAAACCCAATTCATCGGCAAGGAAATCAGCCCCGTTTTCTTCTAGGCTGTTATCTATTACCAACACCTCGGTAACGATGTTTTCTTCATTTACTCGCGCAAAATGTGCCATTAGAAGGTTATGCTCCCTGATCCTGTAAATTTGTAAATTCTATAGCCACCAGTTGTTGTAACTGTTGGAGAACCT